ACCCGCATTAACTCCGCCCCTCATCTGATCGATATATAATCCATCAGTGTAGAACTTGAGTTTTTCTTCTTTGTTCTCCAGGATATCGTCACCCTCGACAGGCTTCATCCCTAACTGCATATTGAGATCAAAAGAGACATATTCCCCGGCATCATTCTTCAAACGGTCAACCTTTACAACAGGGGTTGATCCACCTTCCGGGCCTGTGAACTTCTTGGACCAGAAAGATTTTCTCGGGGTGTCAATTGCTAAAAATGCGGAATACTTTTTAACCGCTTTGGGATCATTAAGACCGATAATTGTTTTACTCATAGTATTGCTCCTTATGTTGATTATTTTTCGGTCTTACCCTGCCGCAATTGACAGGTGAGCTATACTGAACCACTGACCTTTTTAAAACTTTAGAACTGCATCAAAAGGCCCTACGCCCTTTCGTATGCTTCCAATTCTGCTTCAGACAACTTTGCGAGTGCTGTCTCATACTCCGCACCTTCAAGGTTATCTAAATATTCATAAACGTCATCCGTGTTCTTGTCGGATGCCGGTACATCTTTTAATGTTTTGGGACCTGTGCGCTTTCCAGAAGATTTCTTGGCAGCTTTGACTGCCTTCTCTCCATCTGAGTCCTCTTTTTTCATACTTTCTTTACTGTCCTGAATCCCAAAGGCAGACTTGATTGATTCTTTTGCTTTGGCAAGTATTTCAGGACCGGTTTTTGATTTCCATTCTTTGACCCCTAAAAGCCGATTGACCTCACGGGCAAAAGCATCATAGACAATGGGATTTCCTTTAAGTTTGGCATTATCCTTGTCACTGAAAAATTCTGTCTGTTCAGACTCCCATGTTTTTTCAGCAGAAATAAGGCTGGTTTCTTCCCGGACAATTTCCCTGGTCCGTTCCCTTTCAACTGCCAGCAACTGTTTTTTGTAATCATCAAAATCAATGTCACCTTCATCAAGCTTTGTATCTAGGCCCTTGATCTTGTCCTCGTATTCTTTTTCTACTGACTGACTGCCGTCATCAGAGGAAGAAGCGTCAGTATCATCTGTATCAGTGTCAGCCTTCTTATCCTCTTTGTCGCCGCCCTCTTCATCATCCTTAGCCGCATCGTCCTCAGAATCATCACCAGAACCATCGCTGTCTGATTCATCCTCATCCTCATCAGCATCATCATTTTTGCTGTTGTCAGTATCATCTTTGTCGGCTGATTCATCATCCCCCTGAGAATCGTCAGTTTCTCCGCCCTCTTTGTCGTCTCCATTGTCATCATTGTCATCACCATTCTGATCATCTGAAGCATCTCCCTCATCATCTTCGATTGCTGCGATTTCTTCTTCAGACAGTCCATCAAAATCGTTGCTGTCGCTGTTCCCCATGATTACTTTGCTCCTTTTTTCTTATTATCGGATTTGATGCCATGTTCACCTTGTTTAGTGGCCATAACCCTGTCTTTTGTTTTGGTTGCTGACGGTTTTTCTTTCTGATTTAAAGCTTTATTACCGATCTGGATGTCATGCAGGGCCTTGGCCTTGTCAATCCTCAATTTCTCTTGATCAAATTTCACACCTGCCCTGGTTGCCGCTGCATCTTCAACATTCTTATCAATCTCACTTTCAAGCTTATTCATTTCAAGTTTTTGCATTGTCTCTTCAAACAGGGCCTGGGCTTCATCCGCCTGTCTTTGTGCTTCCTGTTCAGCTTGAAGGTCTGGATCATTCTGATCTGCATCCGGGTCACTTTGGCCATTAACCATTCTGATTCTGGCTACAAGGTCTTCCTTGCCCGGGATATCTGACAGATCAACCACAAGATCAAGAAGGTTGATTGCAATTTCAGGGGCCATGTCCTTGATCATTTCCATAAGGGTTTCAAAGGTGGCTTGCCTTATACTGGCTGTCCATGCGGAAGAATCAACAATAAAATCGGCCTGGGCTTTTGTGATATCATTTAAAGGGTCGTTTGTTTCCGGGTCCGCACCATTAATTTCAATGAATTCAGGCTGGTTTTTCTCGTTTGTAATCCTGAATATCTTTTGATCAGTGTAATACTGTTCAATTAAGGAGAGGACGATTTCACCGAGCATTTGGGTAGAAACCCTCAAATTGTCAAATACTTCTGAATTGACAATATTTCCCTGTTCCTTCCTGGCTTCGATAGCTTTACCGGATATGGCGTTTGTTTCCCGGCCCATCTGTTCGTCTGTTACACCACCGACAGCCTCAATATATTCAGCGTCCTGATCCATCAAGGCAACATGCTCTTGAGCCAGGCCCCTATCGTTGTTGATCTCAAGATCAGACCCTCTTTTCTTTTTTATGATGCCATCCGGCCGGGACACCTCGTCTGCCAATTCATCCCAATCCTTTACTGCATCCTCATCGGCAATGACCTGGTTAGTACTAAGGATGAATAGAGCCTTGCTCCTTCTTTTATTAAGATCGTCCTGGATATCTCTTAGATTACGGACTGGGCCGTATTGAGTATTATCTTTCTTTTTTCTGAATCCCCAAATGGGGATAAAGGGAAAACGATTATGATTATAAAGTGATTCCTGATCCTGTAAAACCAAATTCCCAGTAAAGATCATACATCGAATAACCATTCTGATACTGCTTGTCAGTGACGCGTATCCGCCTTCTATCATATCCTTATGTGCTTGATCATCAGCATGATATTTCTGTCCTCTAAGCGTGCCAAGGTCTTGGGTACCATTGTCCATGATTTCAATTTTTTCAGGCGTTTTATACCAGCATTCAACCAGCTCAAGCCGGTTTCTCTGGGCTCTGTCAGTCCCTTCAAAACCCGTCATTTCTATTATGGATTCAAGGTCTGTATCTTCGTCAGCATACTCTTGAGAATATGCACCCTCATCATTAACAGAGCTGTTTGCCAATATTTTTAATGCCCCAGAAAACTCACTGAACATGGAACATGCCACATCCAGGTCAACCCTTTTTCGCCTGAACATAAATCTGGCATCTTTGAGATCCAGACGAACTGACAAAGGATCATACCAAATGTTTCTCCAGTCCTCATAATCAATGAATATCGGTTCTTCCATGACATCTTTTGTGACACCTGCTTCCAGCCATCCTAATCCTGATATGACTGTGTCCTTAAACGCCTGTGATCTTTCAGTCGGCAATTTGTTGACATCTGAAAGATATTTTAGAATATGAGTCTTGGCCTCGGCAGGTTTGGCATCCTCAAAAGTCCTTGGCAGAACTCTAAAATCTATCCGATTCTTTTTTTCTGAACCAATGATCCAGTCAATTGTGGGCTTGACACGATTGAAAACCGTTGCAATCTGACCCCTGGCTTCCACTTCCGCCTTATCGTCCGGGGACCATTGATCACCATCATAAATATCATGGTCTTTGAGGCATTCAGCACGGGCAGGCGCCTGTATAGACCTTGTATATGCCCACCATGCCTTGATCTTATTCAGCTTTTCTTTTTGTTCTTCTGTAATCTCCGGGGACTTCCTGCCCTCTTCACCCTTCAGTCTATCGTCAAACATGGCATGGCTTTCAGATGATTCGCTCATATAATCACCTTGTTTCCGTTGATTTTTATGCCATCACCGGAACCACCCCCTGGTGGTGTAGCAGGGGGAAGGAGAGGTTCCGGTGTGGCCGACAATAACTCTTCGATGCCGTCTTCAATAGCCGTGGCAACCTCGGCCATGCGCTGGCTGGTCACGACACCAAGATTGAATTGATAATAGATTAATGAAGTAATGTTATACATCCATTTGGTAAAATCCGGGTTCTTATCAGGGGTGTACATCCATAAATCTTCCATCCTGATACAAAAATTGGCAGTGTGCCCTTCCCTTGGAAATTTTGGACATATAAGCAGCACGGGCTCAGGCTCGTCGTCAATCGTCCGATATGCTATTCTTCTTATGACTTCAGCCATGATTATGCCGCCATTCCTGAACGTCTACGTCTTTTTGTTGTGGTTTTCACTACCTGCACCGGCTCAGCAAATGTCAGTGCAAGGCCATCCCCTTCATCCGGGGATCTGCCAATTCTTTTTTTAATTTCTTCTTTGGGCTCAAGCTGCTTTTGTGTTGTGCTGGTGTATTTGTAACCAGGAGCCGTAAGATCAGCCTGAAGGGTATCAACATCCGGTATCTGAACTTCTTCATCTGACTCAAGCCACTTTCTGACTTCATCCCACATTTCTGCACGGCGGTTTTTATAATGCTCCGGGTCCATGGCCTTGCTGCCAAAATTAACAAGGGTCACTCTATTTCCAAAACCCATTTCAACCAGCCGGTCATACATCCCTGATCCGCCACCCCGGTCAATAAACATCCTGTCAACCGGTTCATTCTCCAGGATCATTCGGGCCAGGCCGGCCTTTGCCATATCATCCAGTTTGTGGTGGGATTCTATATTCCAGGCTCTTCGACCCTGACGTCTGATAAATGTGGTAGCATCATCACCTTCACGGGCAGGATCACAGCCAACGACATAAGCACCATATTTGGGAACACCCATTGTTTTTCTGGCCGTCAATACTGATTCAGCAGATATCAAGGAATTGATACCCGTTGTCTGGAAAGCTTCCGCCGCATTCCCGGGATACTCCTGTTTAAAGAGAAGAGGATCACCAAGTTCAACAATTTTAAACCGTCTCCAATAAATCTGTTCATCGTCCAGCTTATAGGCCTTTTGATATGCTGCCTCTTCAATGGTCGGAATAAATTTTGCATCACTCGGAATGGGCTTTCTGTATTCTGATTGCCAGTACCAGGGGATAAAGATTGCAATGTATTCGCTCTTTCCCTTTTCCGCATCCTGCCACATCTTATGAAACATATTCCCCAGGCCATTGGCCGTGGATTCAAGGATGATCTCTTCAGCCATTTCAGCAGCCTGGAAGACACCTGTTTTGATCTCATCTGTATTTTCCCAGAAAGCGACCTCAGAACCATGGAAAAAGTCTATTGTATCAGACCTGCCCACGTTCTTTGATCCAGCCGTGCCCAGGCCATATGCTGAATCAATTTTGTCGAATACCAGCTCTTTTCTGTTTGAAAATGACGTGGACGGGCGAACTCTGCGCGGACAATGCTCATGATACCGCTTGACCATGTTGAACAGGTTGGTGGTAGCATCATCCATATGTGCCAGAATAAAGGTCTTAACCCCACGCCGGTGGGTGGTCTTGTTGTAATACCTGGCGCCTACATATGTGCTGCATCCCTGTTGACGGCCCTTGAGCAACAACGCCCTGATTTTACCTGTCTTGTTTTTTTGCCGCTCTAATTTGTCGTGCAGGTATAACTGAGCCCGGTTGAAAATAAACGGGATGATCTTTTGCATACGGCCATCGACCAGGACCGGTTGTTTTGTCCTGATCTTGAGGCACTTAAACGAATAATGAGACAGGTTGTTTTTCAACTTGCTCTTAACCGCCAAGTGTCTATCTGTTACCTCATATGCCATCGCTCAATTATTCCAGATCGTCTAAAGTGTCTTCGTGAGTCACGCTAAGATTCAAGTCACCATCCAAATTCTTCGTATCAGGCCATCGTTCCCGGTTCCGGTTGCGAAGCCAAAATGTTTGAGCTTTGACGTCGCCTGCTACCTGCTTTCGAACCTTTTTTGTGATTTCCATATCACCGTCTACATCCAGCTCTTTGGTGGTTTCTTCATAGCTGTAGCCCAGGGCTCTTTTTAGCAGGGCTGTTTCAACATTCTCCGTGTCATATGTATCTTTACCGGTCTTGATGGCGGCCAGGAAATCAGGATGATCTTTTTTCCAATTGTTAATCAGGCTTTTAGAAACCCTGAAAAGTTTAGCCAGCTTGAGATCGGTAAATCCGTTCTCACAAGCGACCTGGGCCATGGAAGCAAATTCCGGATCATAAATTACCTTAGTACCAGTATTCTTAAGTCTTACAGGGTTCTGTTTTTTACTTTTAGCCATCAATCCCTCCTATCCGGACCATCTTGATATTCAACGATTACAGCGGTCTCCCCGGATTCATCATGCTTTCTACGGCCATATAGCATCATGTCATGCTTGGCTATGTCGATTGCGTGCTTGTCAGTCCTGCTATAGAGTGTTTTAAGATGATCTGAAGTATTCTGCTTATCGGCAAAACGATCATGCAACGTATCCCGGCAAGACTGATGTGCACGGACAATGTTCGACTGAGCTGCTAAAATTTCTTCCAGTTGCTTTTTTAAAAACCAGCCCAGGACCGATACCATGGCGCCCAGACAAAGAAACCCCACGCCCATAAAAACGGTATTGGCATCAAGCGGGTTTGATATTGATGTAGTAACAACTGGCGAACTGGCCTCGGCTGCAGCAATAAATGGAATATCAAAAATCGTCATTGCCGAAATCCTCTGTGATTTTTATCGTAAAAGAGTCAACATCTGCCAAGGCTGCCATAAATCGCTTAACAGCTTTACGGGAACTCAGCACCGCCCTATTCCCATTCAGCCACCCGGTATGACTCCCTATCAATATGCACCCGGATGTGTCTTTTGCAGTATTTCCGGCATGGAAAAGGATATGATCCCGGTCAGGAACTAATATTTCAAAGGTTTCGCCAAATCTAGGGGATGTGGTGCGACGGCAAAGGTAGGTGGCAGGTGGGACACATGATATAAAACGTTGGTTTTCAAGGTCTGGATTTTCAAGTGTGGAGTACACTTCAAGATCATCTATTTGTAGAGATCCGATGATACATTTGTCAGTCTTTTCAAGCCGTTTCAACTCAATAATCAA